AACTGGCGTAAACACGCTAGACTTCAGCAATTTATGATGGAGCTATGGCACAAGAAGAAGAAAGAAGAATCACCATTAGGTGTAATGGGTTCTGACTTCAATTGTGAAAACCTTTATTTAGAAGAAGAAGACATACACGATCTTCAACAAAAGATATTGGATGGCAATTTGCCATTTTGCCCAGATGGTTTCTTTTGGGGACATCAGTTTCAAGAAGAATCCATGGCAGAATATAAAGCACAAGACCTAGAGTTTTGTAATGAAGCGCGTAAGTGGCTAAAAGAAGGGAAGCGAGTCTGGTACTCGTGTTGGTGGTAACATGAACGTAGAAAATGTAACCATTGTACTTTCTGTAGATCCAGAAGATGTAAAAGTTGCCTGGTATGGCCCTATGGACTTCGACAAGCTGTCCCCGGCAGCTATGTGTTATAACGCAGACCATCTTTTAGAGATTGGTTCAGGCGAATCACATATTTATGAAGGATCTAATGAACTTGTAGGTTTATGTGAAATTACAGAGCAACTTATGAAAGCTTATCGTGAGTCAAGTAATTTAGATCCAGTAGAACAATTGCATGTAGGAATCTGGTTTACAAACCAAGAAGACAGATCTGAAATCGAGTTTGTACCTGATACTAATCTTGCAAGACCAAATCTAACAGTAGTTGAAGGAGGTAAACAATGAAACTAATGTCTATGATTGAAAAAGCTACCCCATCGTGGGTAGATCGACAAACGTATGTTTGGTGGCGTGCTACATTTACAGATGCAGTTACACCAGATATGCAAATTACAATTGAGTTTATGGCACCGAAAAAAGGTGCAGATCAAGATGAACTCGAACGTGCTGCTGTAAGTAAGTTCAATGAAATGCTTGAAAGTAAAAGTATCAAGATAAAATTTATTGAGCCAGTAGAAACTTATGAATCTTAATGCAAATTTATATATAGGAGGTAATTATGCATGCAGTTAGACCCAAAACCTTGATCAATCGTATCAAGAATAATCTTAAATCAGGACTTAATACAATGGTCTGGGGTGGCCCAGGTATTGGTAAGTCTGAAATCGTACAACAAGTTGCCGATGAGCTCGGTGTATCACTTGTTGACTTTCGTGCAAACTTGTTCGACCCAGTCGATGTACGTGGTGTGCCACACATTATGCAAGTCAAAGAAACTGGTAAACGTTACACACGCTGGGCTGTGCCCGATGTGTTTCCAATCGCTGAACGCGATGGTGAAAACGGTATCATGTTTATTGACGAATTATCTACAGCACCGCCTGCTACACAGAATGCATTCTTACAGTTGTTACTAACTAGACAAGTCGGCGACTATGAACTACCAAATGGTTGGTCAGTCGTTGCTGCTGGTAACAGACTTACAGATGCTGCAGCTGTGTATCAAATGCCTGCACCTCTTCGTGACAGATTCAGTCATTACGAACTTGATGTCAACTATGAAGACTGGTGTGACTGGGCAGTTGCAAACAAAGCAGATCCATTAGTTGTATCGTTCATCAGATACAGAACTAATCTGCTTTACAACTTCAGTGCAGATGAGTATGCATTTCCTACACCCAGGTCCTGGATGTTTGTAAGTAAACTACTCAATGTAGAATCTGATACTACAGATCAGCAGGAGCTTTACTATGGTGTGTCTTCACTTGTTGGTGATGGCCCAGCCGGTGAGTTCATTGCTTTCAAAGAAGTTGCAGATAAGTTACCAGATGTAGATGAGTTGATCAAAAACCCATCTATTTACAAAAAAGATGACAATCCAGCTATTTTGTATGCACTTACAGGTGCTGTATCTGCACGTGCTAAAGATGACAACATGGAAAACATCATGAAGATAAACAAAAAGTTACCTGTTGAGTTCCAAGTCATCCTGGTCAAAGGTTGTTTAGCAGTTGATAAACAACTCAAGACTAATCCAGATCTAAAAAAATGGATTATTGATAATGCTAATGTCGTCTTATAAATATCCAAAAGATGAATGCCCCCATGGTTGTGACTTTGTAGAAGTTAATAAACAACAATGGCATGGGGGATGGTGTGAGCACTGGTGTGCTAAATGTGGATATGATTGCCTTTGGGAAGATCTAATATCATATACAAATTATGATTATTCAGAGTTTCCTGAAGAAACTAAAAAAATTATTTTTGCTAACAAAATTTTAGGAGGTAATTATGGCAACAGTAAGAATGGCTGACTATCGCAAACGCGACATAGTCCGAAAAGCTGAAAACAAATGGGAAGAAGTAAATCCAAAAAGAGAATATGACTCTTCTGTTGGTGAAGCTTTATTCACAGAAAAACTTTCAAAGAATATTGAAAAGTATGAAGCTTTCATGGAAGAAAATTTTCCAGAGCTAGATGTAAAACAATCAGAGATCTCAGAGCTCAGTATCCGTTTTACTAAAGCTACTGAAGAAGAAGATCAAGAAGATGCTTACGATACTTACAGAGGATCTGTACCGTTGACTACATACAAGAATGTGCCCAAAGCTTTGACTACTGGGTACGACACTGTAGAGCTAACGCTACCACCAACTCATGAAGCAGTTATACATTATTTGGATGTTAAGAACTTCAATGAATCTTTGGATACTAGAAAATATGAGTATCGTACAAAGATCAAAGATATGTTGGATAAGTTTCCAACTCTTAATCAAGCATTACGTGCTTTCCCGTCCCTGGAGAAGCTATGTGATGCAGAAGATGTTCGTAAAGTACATCAAAAGGTAGATCGTACAGCTAGACGTAACGAGCTTCAAGAAATTGCAGAAGAAGAAGGTCAAGAACTAAAAGAGATACTTCTTACTTCAAGTCTATTAGGAGATGATGATGAGTAATGACTTATTTGTCAAAGCTAGATCCAAACTTGTTTTGGACAACCCATTCTTTGGTACATTGTGCTTACGTTTGACACCAAAAGAAACCGATCAGTTACCTACAGGTGCAACTGACGGAGTGTCATTATTGTACAATCCAAAATGGTTTGAGAAACTTAAACCACTAGAACGTGTAGGTTTTCTAGCGCACGAAGTTATGCATGTAGTTTTGATGCATCACATTCGTAGACAAGAACGTCATGCTGAGAAATGGAATGTTGCAGCAGATTACGCCATCAACAATCATTTGATTGCTAATGGTTTCATTCTTCCCGAGGGAGGACTGGTGGATGATCAGTACGCTGACATGTCTACTGAGCATATATACAATCTATTACCTGAGCCTCCTCAGGGTTTTGGTGTATTGTTAGCTTCAGCAGATTGTGGAGGCGTGCTTGATCATCCCGACTTAGGACAAAGCTCATCAGAACAAGTAAGTGCAATTGAAGCTCAGCTTACAGTTGTAATTAATCAAGCAGCAGAAGCTGCAAAAGCACAAGGTAAGCTACCTGCTGGTCTTGAATCAATTATTGATGACATCAACACCCCTAAAGTTGACTGGCGCGCAGTACTTGGCAGATTCTTGCGTGCTAATTCCAAATCAGATTTTAGTTGGCAAAAACCAAACAGAAGATTTATTGGTAATGGCTTGTACTTACCATCTATGTACAACCCGGCATTGGAACAGATTGCAGTTGCAGTAGATACTTCAGGTTCAATATCTGATGAAGAACTGCAACAGTTTACATCTGAGACTTCATGTATTTTGCGTGAGCTAAATCCAGAAGTTATACATTTCATACAGTGTGATGCTGAAGTACATGCATGCGATGAGTACACACGTGAGTCATTACCACTAAAAGTCAATTACAAAGGCAGAGGCGGAACTGCTTTCGAGCCAGTTATTGATTACATAAATGAAAAGTTACCTAACATATCAGCTTTGGTTTATCTAACTGATCTTATGGGTAGCTTTGGTAATGAACCAAGTTACCCGGTTTTGTGGGTAACAACAGAAGAAGGAGGTGCACCTTATGGTGAAGTCATTCAAATGTAAAGAAGCCGTCAAAGATTACGGTGTATCTGTACTTGTAGGTACTGCTGTGTTGCTAGTTATGCTTGGCATAGCTACTTCAGTACATCACATACTTATGATGCTAGGCATTGCAGCTTTGCTTGGTATAACAATTTATTCATTATGGAGGATATTATGACAAGTGTTGTCTCGACAGTTACAACTGTCTTATGGATCTTAATCGAAGCCATTCAGTTTGCTTACATGGCTTATCTAATGTGGAGGAGTAGAAACAATGTATCTAATCGGCATCTTCAGCGCGCTAGGTCTGCTTTTGCTTGCGCTTAAAATTGGTGGTCGTAAGACTATTGGTTCAGACATCTTCGTTGACGTGCTCATCACGTTGACACTTATGGTTGCCTTTTACGGCACCTTCAGCGGCATGGCAGCAGCTATGCTCGGTGGCCTTTGTGCATCTGTGGTTTTGTTTCTTCTCAAACGAACCATGCATCACGAAACATTGACAGTCAAACCTGTCGACAAAAAAGTATTTAACAAAACGGTTAGTATTCCTTTTCCTACATGGGAAGGACAAAAACCAAAGTGGCGTAAACTATAGGAGGTTATTATGGCTACAGTAAGAATGTCTAAGACATTAATAGATGAAATTCTTAAAAATTTCAAAACCCAATGTGCAACAGCATACGGCGACTCTACCGGAGTTGGCGACTTTGTAAGTGATGTACATCGATCTTTGCATGATGATACGTTCTACACAATTATTGAAGAGTATCAAAAATATCAAACTTTGGTTGATGATTACATACAACAAAAAGGTGAAACAAAATCTAGTTACTATGACAGACATATATCTTCACCTGGCTTTCCTTTTAATGTTGCTAATTCAGTATGGTTTGTAGTTAATCCTGCAAGACCTGATTTACAAAATAGAACACAAATTGAAGAGTGGTCTATAGAAACATATGACTCAGGTTCTTTAGAAGATAGACAAATCAATGAAGCTGTAAATTTCATTGAAGGAGATGAACTTATTGAGTTACCTATTACTACAACTGTAGAGGGTAAAAATGAATATGATGTTGAGTTTAATGGTTTACCATTTCATAAACGACCAGCTCAAGAAAGAAGCTATGGGTTGCACGATGATTTCAAACACAAAGAAGTCGGAGCAAGATGGCCAATTGTTATATCTTCAGCTTTAGATATAGAGAATATTAAAACTGTTGCAGCTGGTAAGTTTAAAATTAAACAAGCAGTAGAAGAAATGGAAAACTATTTAAAACAGTTAACTACTTTAAAACAGTTTGTTGATAACTGGTCAGGTGGTTCAGAACTTGTACCAGATGAGTACTTACAAAGACTAAACAAAAAAGTCGTAAGAACTAAAGCAGAAAATATTCAAGCACCTGTTATATCAAATGAGTTAAAATCAGATATTACTACTGCAATATTTGAAAACAAACTTATAGGTGATAATGAACAATCAACAACGTGAATTTATATTTGGTCTGTTAATTGAAAATAAACTTATGCTTCAAGGATTTGAAGAAAGAGCTAAAAGTCCTTCTTTAGCTGCAAAATACAAAGAAGAGTTAGAGTTAAATAAACAATCAACTTTAGCTTTTTCAAAGTTACTAAGAGATTCTTAACTTCTCTCCTAGGTAGCTGCGTTGGGCTCAGGCGGCGCAATCCCGGTAAATGTGTGAGATATGTGTTGAAGTTAAGAGTGTATGATATTCATACGAATCCATATAATGACCTTTCGAGGCGTCATTATGGTTAGCACATTAATTTACCACTGAGCCTACTTTTAGTATGATATTCATATAGGAGGTGTATATGTCTTATCACGAAGAAGAGTTCGTATATGATGACAAAGCTTCATACGACGTAAATTTTTCTGTTTGGTTTAGAATGGTCAATGCAGAAAGAATAAATTATCGCGAACCTATATATTCTCATGAACATGGGTATGAAAGGTTCCAAGAAATGTATAACATGGAGGAAAAAATGGGCGCACTAAAAGCTTATATGAACGACATACATGACTCTTGCATTGATGTAGGAGTAAAAGAAACTGCCAAAAAATTCAAACTATCTGACGAAGAAGTAAGAAACACAACAATGGTATGGGCCGGCTTTGACGGAACCTGGGAAGAGTTTGTTTCATTCGCTCCAGATGATTGGAAACAATAAGTTCCGTAACGTACAAGGCTGATACGACCGATGACGCTAGAGATCTCAAAAGCAGTTTAAACCCTGCAGCGTACTGCCGCCTGATACCAAACCTTGTGCGTTACACCTTTTAGGAGAAAAGATATGGCTAATAAAATAACTACAAGTGATGTAGCTTGTCTTCTTGGAAGTTTTGATGACTTCAATGAAATAGATTACAGAATTAAAGAATGTGCAACTAAAGGTTGCGTAGCAGTTGTTTATTTCTATGAAGATAAACTAACTAAAGAACAACAAAAAACAGTCATAGAACCATGAAAAAAATATTTGAAGAAGAAATACAAAAAGAAATGAATTGGTTAGCTATAGCCATCATAGGATTTTTATTTTTTCTTACATTAAAATTTATTATTTAAAAATGAAAACTAATGTATCAATTGAACTTACTGATGCTGAAAGACTTAACTTAGGTCAAAAGTATTATAAAAAGAAGAGAATGATCACTCGTGCAGATCTTAATACTATTGTTAAGAACTACATTAGTAACATACTCGAAGCTACACCCCCAACCGTTGAACAAAGATTAGAAGACCCGTTGTTAAAAAAAGAATGGAACAGTCTTAGTCAACTTAAAACTTATCTAATTAAACAAGAACAAACTAATATTGTTATGTTTGATGGATTTCAATTAGTCGTTAAAGATGATGAAGGAAGGCACTATGCTTACACTCTTAGCTGTGATGAGTTACATAAAACTAAAACTACAGAAAAAGGTATAAAATTATGATTAAGTATTGGATTGCTATGTTTATATTCTTAATGATAACTCTTACTACAGTAATATCTTTAGCTATTATTCAAACAATTCTAAGTGATGTTGAAATAGAAAGATTCATTGATGAAAAAAGTTAGACCCACCCCCCGATCTAAACAAGGCATGTATGCCCGTTATGCCAAAACAAAAAAAAGGGCTCACAAAAAGCGAACCCTTTTATCTAGCAGTTCTAGCTAACTTAAGATACGTATACCCAAAGTTCGATGGTACCTGTACCACCACCAGCTGGACCAGCTTGTACTGTGATGTCAATTGTGTCATCAGATGAGTACTCGTACGGTGCAAACGCTGCGTCTGTTTTGTCTACGCCACCAGCTTGTCCACTTGTAGAACCATCAATGATTCTGTCAGTGTCGCCGCCGTCGCCAACATCAAGGACTAGCGTTGTGCCTGTGTCTAAGTCATCCACTTTAAGAACAACATCATGCACAGTTTCACCTGCAAATACGTCAACCATTTTTATTACATCACTTGTTGCAACAGCAGTAGTAGCTTCAAACTTTGAATACCTAACACCTAGTTGCCCAGATGGAAAAGGTTTAAAAGATTGATTACCACTTACCACGTCTGAAGTATAAGTCGCCATAGTTTCACCTTATTATTTTACTATTACACGTCATTGTGTAATACTTTCCCTTATAGGCAATTTTTTATAAATGTCAAATTTAATTAAGGAGTAATTAAGTGACACAACCCCCGAAGTACGTGTATGTAAAAAGGAACCCAATAAATCCTTATACTTACACTAACCCACAAGATTTACCATATTTGCAATGGAAACGCGTTAAAGTTTCTGTCGCTTATAATATGTGTGTCAGTAAAAAAGTAGGGTGGGAACGCGCAAAAGAACACGAATACATTTCATGGTGTGAACAAATGACCCACTTAGGTCACAAAATAGTTTAGGAGAAACTATGCAAAAATTATATTTAGATTTCGAAACTTACTACGATGTCCATTTTAGTCTTACAAAAATGACTACAGCCCAATATGTAAATCACGAAGACTTTTCTGTTTGGGGTGTTGGTATAAAGATTGAAGATGGAGAAACACAATGGATCCCAGGTGATGAATGTTTTGATGTATTACATTCTATTGACTGGGATGAGACCGCTGTAATATGTCACAACACTTTGTTTGATGCTTACATACTCACGCAGCACTATGGAGTTACACCAAAATACTATTACGATACTGCAGCGATGAGTAGAGGTATTTATCCAAATGAAAGTGCAAGTTTGAAAGCAGTGGCCAAACGTGTGTTTCCTGATAACAACAAGATGCGCAAAGGTGAAGAACTAGTTACTGCGAAAGGTATAAAAGATTTACCACCAGATGTTGAACAAAGTATTGCAGGTTACTGCATACAAGACGTAGATCTCACTTATGCAATATTCAATGAGTTTATTGGTCAATATCCACAACAAGAATTAGATCTCATAGATCTTACTTGTAGGATGTTTGTGGAACCGAAGATTATATTAGACAAACAAATGCTTGAAGAACACCGAGATAATGTAATCAAAACTACTGAAAAACTAATAAACGATAGCGGACTTACAAGAGAAGTGCTAGCTTCCCAGGTTAAGTTTACACAACACTTGACCGATGGGCTGGGACTTGTAATACCTAGAAAGAAAAGCCCACGCACAGGAGAGATGATACCAGCACTCGGTAAGTCTGATCCTGGATATATACAAATGTGTAACGCTCATCCTGAGTACAAACACATCTGGGACGCCAGGGAGGCTGTAAAGTCACGTATCGAAGAAACTAGAGCAAATCGTTTTCTTGATTCAGTTAATCCTGATGGTACATTTTCAATACCATTACGTTACTACGCTGCGCATACAGGTCGTTTTGGTGGTGCAGAAAAACTTAATCTACAAAACCTACCCAGAGGATCTAAGTTGCGTACTGCATTACAGTCCCCGGCAGGGCAACTAATGTATATTGCTGACTTATCTAATATTGAAGCACGTATGCTTGCTTGGTTAGCTAAAGAACAAGATCTAATTGATGCGTTTGCAACAGGTAGAGATGTCTATTGTGAATTTGCTAGTCAAATATATGGCAGAGAAATTACAAAAGTTGACAAACTAGAACGATATGTAGGTAAAACTGCAATCTTAGGACTTGGTTATGGCATGGGGGCTCCGAAGTTTAAGATGACTTTGAAATCAGGTTCACCTTCCGTAGAAGTTACAGACTCTACAGCGCTGGCTATTGTAAGTCAGTACCGAGCTATGTACCCAAATATTCCGACTTTATGGAATGGTTGTAAGCAACTTCTATATGCAATGATGAACCGTAATTCAATAGGCATGAACTATGGACCGTTGACCGTGGACACTAATGCTATTCGATTACCGAATGACATGCATCTTAGATATCCACAGCTTATGTATCAAAATGGGCAATTTGTTTATTATTCAGGTAATGGAATCATACGTACACACGGCCCCCGAATGACAGAAAATATTGTACAAGCTCTTGCAAGAATCGTTATTACCGAACAAATGCTTGAGATACAAAACTTGCCAGAAGTATCAGTTGTATTACAAATACACGATGAAGTGGTAGCAATTGGATCCGATGGAGAAGCTGACGAGACATTGGAAAAAATTCTAGCTATAATGAAGACACCCTTATCTTGGTGTCAAGATTTACCACTAGATGCAGAGGGCAACTACAGCACAAGCTATGACAAATGAGCAATCTAATACTTACAAGAAGAAAAAAAGAAGGAGTTGTGATCTACAAAGATGATGAGATCATTGCAGAAATCGTTGTTACTAGCCTGGGCCCCAAACAATGTAAGTTAGGTTTTGAAGCTAACTCAAATGTTAAAATAGATAGAAAAGAAATATACGAAACAAAAAATAAATAGGAGGTTTGTATGGAAATAGTTTTTCTACAAGCAAAGAAAAAACTAATTAAAGAAATATCTAAGGACGCAACTACACCCTACCCCCTTGTTAAGAAGTTTACTTCTCATCATTTCAATGTAAAGAAAACACAAAAAGGAATCGAAGATTTCTACGCACACTTACAAACCGCAGCAGCTGCAGGTATGTGTTTACATAAAGGATTATTATTGCGCAACTTACAAGACGAGCCCAGGGCTTTAGTCGCTGATAGGAACGCTCCAACTGAGTTATTAGTTATTGATATAGATGGCTTACAAATGCCAGCTCAGGATCTAACTGATGTACAAACATTAGCAGAAAAAGTTGTTGTACACCTTCCAGAAGAGTTTCAGAATGTGTCTTACATTGCTCAAGCTAGCGCATCATTAGGTTTAAAACAAGATAAAGTATCACTTCATTTATTCTTTTTCTTAAAACATGCAGTACATCCGAAGACCCTGAAGGAGTGGTTGAAGATGTTAAATTATGAAACCGATATATTAGCTAAACACTTAAAGCTATCTGCTAATGGTCAAAGTTTAAGTTACACACTAGATCCTTCAGTTGCAGACAACAGTAAATTAATTTATTTATCTGCACCAAAGTTTGTTGACTTACAAGACCCAATAGCTGGGAATAGGTTTGTACACATTAAACGTGGTTCGCCAACTTTAGATCTTAATGTAAGTAACATAAACCCAGAAAGAGTTCATAATTTAGGTATACAAATAAAAGATAATCTTCGTAAGAAACTAAATTTACCTAAGAAATCTGAAAAGATTAGATCAATTAACATAGCAGGAGAGTCCCAAGAAGTATTACAAAACCCAGATAAAATGACTATAGATATAGTCCGAGTGAATGAACCTTACGTTAACTGTAATGTAAATGGAGGCGACAGTAATGGGTATTACTTCTTACTTAGCAATCCACATTATATGTACAACTTCAAAGGAGAACCTGTTTGGGAAATACAAAAAGCAGATCCAGAGTTTTATAAAAGTATATTTGAAACTTTTGCCGATAAAATAGATGGAGATCAAAAACTAAAACCAATTGTTCTTAGAGATTTCTATACTGATACTTATTTCAATGGGATCTATGATGAAAATAAAGAACAATTTACAGATGATTATCCACTTACTCCTACGCAAAAGTCTTCTTTAAATGATTTTATGCGCACACATAATCGCACGCTGCCTGACTATGTACCAGACGCACAGGTTGTATTTGATCCAGCATCTGATAAAGGAATACAGTTAGAACAGCCCCCATATCATGTTAACTTATATAGAAAAACTTCTTATATGCTACAAGCAAAAGAAACGGTCGAGCTTGAGTATGGGACTGCAAAAAAATTACAAGAACGTATTCCTAATATATACAAACTAATACATCACATATTAGGCGGAGGCGATACTGAGTTTGAACATTTTATAAATTGGTTGGCTTATATTTATCAAAATAAACAAAAGACTATGACCGCATGGATCTTTACAGGAGTACCAGGTACCGGTAAGGGCTTATTTGTACATAAGATCTTAAAGCCTTTGTTTGGCGAACAACAAGTCCCAATGCGTTCATTAGAAAATATAGAAGAACAATTCAATTTATACATGCGCACAGCGCTCTTTTTAGTTGTAGATGAGTTTCGTATGAGCGACTCCGGCAACACCAATCGTATGGCCGATAAACTAAAGCATCAGGTTACTGAACCTACATTGACTATTCGTGCTATGCGTACAAACCAAGTTGAGCTGCCAAGCTTTTGTAACTTTATCTTTCTTACAAACAGAGGAGATGCTGTAAAAATTGAAGATGGAGATAGACGTTACAACGTAGGCCCCAGGCAAGAAAGTAAATTACAGCACTCAATACCTGAGTTATTAGATAACTTAGATAAATTATCATCTGAGTTATATTATTTCGCCGGTGTCTTACAAGCTTTCCAGGTAGATAATCGTATGGCACATACAGCATTAGAGAATGATGCTAAGCAACAAATGAAGCAAGTATCTATGTCTGTACTAGAAGAATTTGCACATGCAATAAAAGAAAAGAACTTAGAATACTTTATAGAAATCTTAGATATAGAAATTACAAACACATTTGATGCAGGCGGCATTGCGTCAGCGCAACGCTATGTAAAAGATTGGATTTCAAAAGTTGATGTAGAAACTGTCATACCAATGCAGCACTTTAAAGTTGTATATGATGTACTTACAGATAGTCGCAACAAGTTGTCTCAAAGAGACTTTTCAAAAGCAATGTCTAGATTAAATGTTGTTACAAGAAGAAAGAGAGTATCGTCTGACAAACACGCTAGCATCCCTCGCGGGGTTGTAATAACCTGGAAACTAGAAGATAATGTCAAAGATACTTTAATAAAAGATCATTTCGACGAAAAAGATTTAAAACTTTTAGCAACAAAATAAAAGGATATTATTTGTGACAAGGCTTGTACAAGACAAGCGTCCGGATCTAGATAATGTAATAGCTTCGGACAAACCAAAGGAGTTGGGACTCATACCTGCTTGGTCGTATTCTTCACTTAAAACCTACGAATCCTGCCCCTATAGAATCTATATAGCCAAAGTAAAAAAAGTACAAGAAGATTATGGTCCAGCTGCTGAACGTGGTACACAAATACACCAACAAGCTGAAGATTATGTAAAAGGCGAGTTAGGTGAATTACCTGATACTCTTAAAAAATTTACATCTCAATTTGAATCTCTTCGGGAGATGTATGCAGATGCAAAAGTAGAATTAGAAGGAGAATGGGGGTTTACTATAGATTGGGAAACATGCGATTGGATGGCCCCTAATGTATGGGCTCGTGTAAAGCTTGATGCAATTGTACATGAGTCAGAGACATCAGCACGTGTAATTGATCATAAAACTGGTAAACAGTTTGGTAATGAGATTGCGCACAGCCAGCAGGGGCTTATCTATGCAATAGGAACTTTTTTTAGATTCCCTCATTTAGAAAGTTTAAACACAGAATTTTGGTACCTAGACCATGGTACCACTATGGAGAAAGTATACACGCGAGATGAAGCTATGATGTTCATGCCAAAACTACAAGAGCGAGCATTAGATTTAACTACCGCTACTAAATTTTCCCCAAACCCATCACAATATAATTGTAGGTGGTGCTCTTATGGAAAAGGAGAACACCCAATATGTGAATGGGGTACAAATTAATTAATAAATAAAGTATAATGAAATATAACAACGAACGACGAAAGGTGAACTATGAACGAATCCATACAGGATGCTTATCAGCATCAGACTGAAACTACCCAATTCATTAACAGCCACCCTAGATGTCTTATTACATCTGATCCAGGGACTGGTAAAACAAGAGCAGTACTAGACGCAATCGATCCCTCTTCAGGGGCCACGCTTGTACTTGCACCACTATCTATACTTGAAGCTTCGTGGGGAGAGGATATAATTAAATTTAAACCCACACTTAATTACGGAATTGCATATGCTAAAAACAGGAAAAAAATATTTGAAGACGATAACTTCGACATTGTCATCACTAACTTTGAAGCTGTTAACTTCTTACATAAACATCCACTATTACTTAAGCGATTTAATACCATCGTCATTGACGAATTTACTGCCTTTAAAAACAGGGAGGCCAAGCGCTCAAAGAATCTCAAGTCTATTATTCATAATTTTGATAATAGAATTGCTATGTCTGGTACTCCTAACAGTAATACTATTCTAGATCTTTGGCATCCAGTATTTCTTATAGATGACGGTGAACATTTAGGGACTAGATTCTGGTCTTTCCGTCATCAAGTATGTCAACCTAAATTCAATGGCTTTGCAAATGAATGGATTGATAAACCTGGCATTGAAGCAGTTGTTGCAAACAAACTTTCAGATATCACTATTCGTCATGCAATTGATGACTGCATGGATCTACCTGACAATATTGTAAGAAATGTATACACAAAACTTACACCACGGGTGCAAAAAATGTATGACACTCTTGCTGAAGAGTCAGTGTTGTACACTACAAAAGGGACCATCAATGCAGTTAACGCTGCAGCTCGTGTAAAGAAACTACTACAATTAGTCAGTGGCGCTGTCTACAATGAAGATGGCCAGCCTACGGTATTGCATGATGAACGTTACGAATTAGTTATGACACTAGTAGGACAACGTAAACACTCATTAGTTGCATACAATTGGAAGCATGAACGTGATGCGTTGATAAAAATCGCGGAGCGAGAAAAGATTTCATATGAACTAATTGACGGTACAGTACCTGCACACAAACGTAAAGACATCGTACAACGTTTCCAGGCCGGTCAGATACAAGTATTATTCGCTCACCCTCAATCTACATCGCATGGTCTTACTCTTACAAGAGCTACCACAGCAATTTGGTGTTCACCTACATACAGCGCTGAACAGTTTCAACAATTTAACAGACGTATACATAGAGCTGGTCAAACTCAGAAAACAGAAACTATTTTAATTACTGCGAAAAAGACATGGGAAAAACAAGTCTATAGTAAACTAGATGGTAAATTAGGAAAAATGGAGAACTTACTCCATATATTATCAAAGATAAATGAAGTCAGAACAAGACAAGAGGGTGATGATGTTAACTCATGAAATACAAGAAGTAGTAGATGAGTTAATTAAACGCTCGCCATCTGCAATTGCGACTGCTTTAGTTTTTACTATGGCTGAAGTTATCAATAACAACAAAGAAGTAACCACCTTAGATGAGATAAATGAACTCTTAGCAATAGCTGGAGTTGAATCACTTATGCTAGTCGACGGTGTGTTTATGGCATCAAGCAATACTAATAAGGAGGTACTACACTAATGTCAGAAGAAGCAAAAAATATGGATGATTTACTTAACGAACTATCTAATTCAAAAGCTGCACTTAAAGATCTTCAAGGTGAAGAAAAATCTTTGAAACAAGCTATCAATGAATTAGAAAGCAGAATTATTCTTAATCTTGAAAACCAAGGAGTGGATAGGATTGGGAATGATGTGTGTACAGTGTCTATTAAAAAAGATGTTGTACCAACTGTAGAGGACTGGGATCTTGTACATCAACACATAATTGACAATGGTCAGTTTGAGTTGTTACAAAAAAGAATGTCAGCAACCGCCTACAGAGAGCTTCAACAAATGGGACAGGATGTTCCAGGTGTTAAGCCAACGGAGCTTACTAGAATTAATTTTCGAAGTAAGTAAATAAAATATATCGACGAAAAAAGGAGTACGTACTATGAACGATATAGCGTTAGTCGCAACTGAGCTGCCTGCTCATGCAAAAAAAGGTAGTGGTTTAGGTAATGAAAACATTACTCAAGACCATCTTCAAACCCCACGTGTAAAACAACTTCAACAGTTGTCTAACGAAGTGGACGAAAACCATAGTGAATATATTGAAGGAGCCAAACCTGGTGATTTCATAAACACTATTACTCGTGAAAACTACGGCAGAGACATGTACTTAATGAATGTACGTTTCACTGAAGAGTATGTTGTTTGGAGAAAACGTGAGAAAGGTGGAGGACTAATCGGTTCTTTCCCAACTCAAGCAGATGCTTTAGATCATCTAAAAGCTGAAGGCTTGAATGTGGAAGACCATGAGATTACTCAAACACAATCTCACTTGCTTGTTAAGAAAGATGCGGAAACAGGTAAACTGGACACGCCTTTCTTATTTGATTGTACCAGCTCAAAGCTTCGTGTAAGCAGAGAATGGAACACTCAAATTGCAAGATTGGGTGGAGATAGATTTTCTTCTCTTTGGAAGATGTCATCTTCTCAAACCCAAAACAGAACTGGACAAAAGTTCTGGAACATTGCTGTTGCAAATGAAGGTTGGGTAACTGATGAAGATTATGAAGTAGCTAAAAAGTTATTTCAGTCAGTTACAAAGCAACCTGCAGCCAAGTAACGGCGTAATGTAATCTATCTTACATGGTGCGACATATACTGTCGCATCGTGTAAGTACTTATATAAGACATGCTATACTGTGCCCAGGATGACAGAAAGGGAGTTCATAGCAAAAATCCACAAAGCACTCGATAGTGAGATATACAAGTGGAAGATTCACGATGCATATCATGGAGGAGTCCCTGATGCATATTACAGCGGCCCAGCAGGTTGCATGTTTATAGAATATAAGTATCACAGAAAAATGCCTGCAAGGCTCACTTCTAAGATAAATACAAAAACAAGTTCTCAACAAAAACTTTGGTTACAAAGAGCTATTGATCATAATGTTTTAGCTTTCTTAGTAATTGGAGTAGAAGATCTTATTTTAATGACCCAAGATGTGCAAAGAGAGTTTTTTACTGTAGAAGAGTTCAAAGCTAATGCCTGCACGTTTAACGAATTTATAGACAAACTTACAAAAATATGCCTAAAATGAAACGTAAATCAGCTAAAAATAGCAAAGATATGGTGAATCACCCACCACATTACAACTCGGGAGAGATCGAATGTATTGATGCTATACAAGCTAGTATGAGTAGAGAAGGCTTTATCTCATACTGTAAAGGTAACATTATTAAGTACCTGTGGAGATTCGAGCATAAGAATGGGTTGGAGGACCTTGAAAAAGCTGGATGGTATTTTGATAAATTATTGGAAGTAGCTGATGAGTATTATGAGGGAAGCAAGTAATTCTGTAACACGATTTACTAGACTTGAATCTGTCTTAGGTAAGACAACTAGTTTATCTGATTCTCCTTGCACCGGCATATGTACAGTTACACAATGGGGAGATGACCGTTGTAAAGGCTGTGGTCGGTTCGAAGCAGAAATCAAAAACTGGGGAAAGTTCTCAGATCTTGAAAAAAAGTTGATAAATTTGAGAAATTCTAAAGATTACAATATAAGACAAAAGAAAATAACGTAAATCGCTTACAAGCCCCGTAGAAGCCCACTGAGACAAAATCTGTCTTTTTGGACCTAGACCCTTCTGTGCCCTAAGAAAACCTCACTGCGTTCATTTCTCGAGGTCAATTTTTCTTCAAACCCCTTCTTTTGCAGCTTTTTGAGATTTTTTAACTTGTTCTCTTACTTTTTTAACAAATAGTTTAAATTGTGCCTGCGTCATGTTATTTAAGTATCTTTGTTGCTGTTGAGGTTGTGCCATTATCTACCTTGACCTCTATATTTTTTAAAACTTCTACGTTTTGATTTGTTCATATGAGCAAAACCTATATTGTGCCTGCCAATACAAGTCTTCTTTCCTCGTGCCCCAGTAATAGGTTGGTGCCTTACAACAGTGAAACCAGCTTTTCTTGCCATCTACTTCTTACGTTTACGTGTTGTTTTTCTTTTCTTCTTTGCAAAAGTCCTAACATTAGTTGGTTTACCACCTGGATTGCCTGCTCTACGTTTACGAGCTACTGCACTCTTTCTTTGTGCAGCTGTCATACGTTTGGCCGTGGATCTTGGTACGCACTTCGGGTACTTTCTTTTGCTTTTACCTTTAGCAGACTTCCTACCACAAGCTTGAAATTTACCTTTTTTCTTAGGTGCACCAATATCTACCCAGTCCCCTTTTTTACCTTTGCCGAACCAGGCTGTTAGTCCTCCTGTTGGTTTTCTAGTCGCCATCTTTCTCTAATAAGTCTTTTATCCTACGTGCTTTTTCTTCTCTTGTATCAGGATGTAATTCAGGATCTACTACTTTAGCTAATTTTAGCATAGGGATTCTTTGATTAGGAATGTATCTCCAGGTATATCCAGCTTCTGAATATATACCAAATACACTTTCATTTAAACCAATCTTAACGACCATAGCTGGTTCATTGTCTAAAAGAACTCTGTCACCTTCTTTAAAAGCACCACTAAAACGGAAAGCTAAACCTTTTATAAAACTTGCAGCCCAATCTTTAATACCAAGACCAACCAATAAGGTTATTAAAAACCCTATAAGTTCTACATAGTATTCGTTTAGCTCTATTGCGGGCATTACCTATAGCCGCCCCCACGTTTTTTGTAAGTACGAACCAACCACCCATTGGCATATGCTGAGGGATAGACCTTAAATTTACGTTTAGCTTCAGCTTTTACTCTTGCGTATAAAGCTTTATTAGTAGGTGTAGCACCCTTTTTCTTTTTGGTAGTTTTCTTTTTTGCTCTAGGCATATTATTTCTCCATTACTAATCATTTTATTTTACCCTTTTTTTACGAGATGTTCTCGTTCTAGGGAATGATCTATTAGACTTCTTAGATTCCATTCTAATATTTTTTGGAGAATCATTTAAGGGATTTCCATCAATGTGATGCGCATCTTTTCCATCACCTTTCTTAGCTTTGCCAGCACGTTCCATTCTTCTACGTACTTTATTCCTGGCAGCTCGTCTTTTCTTTTGGGCAGGGCTGGAGTGATAATTATCGTACTCAGAACGATAATTACGAGCCATGATTATCTGCCTACTTTATTCTGCGCTTTCTTATGTGCGGCCCTAAAGGTGTCTCCCATAAGCATACGTCTTTTCATATACTTCATGTGGGCCTGTGTGTGGTGTTTTGAGTGCCTTTTCATAGCAGCGTCTTGTCTTTTAGTAAGAACTTTTTTTGCCTTCATTGAAGGTTTCTTTTTCATTCTAGCCATTTTTAATACTCATAGACTTAATTTTTTTAGGTTCACCATCTCCCTTTTTAGGTAGTTGGTAAAGAGTAATTGTGTGATTACCTTTTTCGTCTTTTTCCCAAACTAAGTCTTTATCCTCACTGGTAGTCGAACTAATTATAATTGACATATGTACTCCTTAATAATCGTCTTTATACGTATCCATGGGAACGCCTAAAGCTGGCATCATACCCATTTGTTTTCTTTTTTGTTGTGCCATTTCCATCATTGGGTCATTAGCACTATTAGGAACAATTGGTTTCATTTGAAACTCTGCTACTTCCATGTCCCCAATCATTTTATTTTCAGGACCCATCTTTATTCTATTTGCCATCAACTTCTCCTTTGGTAATCATAAAATCGATTACTTTTATTTTATCATTAATTTCAGCTATTTCACCAACAAACTTATCTATCTCTGCACTGTAAGCAGTATGCTCTGGAATAGAGTTCGGGTTTTCTAAAAAAACTTCTAAATCTAAAGTAATCTGTGCACGTTGGCCAATAAGACTCTCTTTCTGTGCATACAGAATTTCTAACCTACTAGGCATTTATTTTTTCCTTTTCTTCTTACGTTTTAGAGCTTTGAAATCTGCACCTGTAATGCGATTACGAGGCTTAGCAGCTCTAGCAAGTTTTTTTTGTCTAGGAGATAGTTTCTTCACTTTTTTTTCTTCTTACCGTAGCCTTTCATTTTCATAGGCTTGGCTTTTTTAGTCATGCCTTTCTTTTTCTTTTTTGGGCCATATGAATATGCCATATTAATACTCCGCTTTAGTATTTTTAAATTTACGATGAGATTTTGTATCAACAAAATTCTTGTTTGGTCCCTCTCCTGGCACTGAGCCATCATGATTTGGAACAGTAGAATACTTCTTAGTACAAATATCTTTATACGTATGTGGTTCTTTGTGGTTTGTAGGTCTGTTAATCATAGTTAAATTTTACTCTATTTTTTAATCAAAGCCAAAATCTGAAACAAACTTTGCTTCATTAGTTTGTGAATTCCAAGGTGATATCTCAACAACACTTATTGCACCACCTCCTGCTACTAAAGAATCATACATGCCTTTACTTTTAGCTTCTATAATCAAACCTATAGATCCTTGTTGTACATGAAAAGCTTCAGCAGTAGGAGTTACAGAGTTAGTTATTGAAGTATCATATTGCCAACTCTTACTATTAGCACTATTATTAGCAGTAAGCATAAGTCCAGTTTTACTTCTTTGCTGATTATCATATTCATAGACTTTATAACATGCTATAAGTCTTATTAATAATTCATCTTCAAAAAGACCAACTAAATATTTATCATCATCAGATATTGCTGATTGATATATAGCTTTTATTCTATCTTTAACTTCATTTTCCGCACATCCTAAAAGACCAGATAGTTGTGACTCATCTACACTTTCTTCTGAGTATAATCTGTTGTAATCACTATCTGTTAGGTTTGTTACTAATTCTCTTGTGTATGCCATTATTCAGGTTCCTCCGGCCAAACTACATCATCAGTGTTTATTATATTAGTGTGTGAATCTGGTAAATCTCTTAATGCTTGCCTATAAGTTGCCCATTCTGCTTTTTTTTCTGTTGATAAAGGACTATCTTCTCCCTGTGTCCAATCCGAATCATATAACCTATCTCTTCGTTCTGCCTTCATTTCAGATATAGCTTGCTCTCTTAGTTTAGTTATACCTACTGTAACAGCAGCACCATCTACTATTTTGTAATGGATTGCTAAATATTCTCCCTCTATGTAACTCTCGTCTTCTGCAACAAAAGTAGAAAAAGATTGATTATCATCACTAGCGCCAAACTGCCCTGTAATTTCACCAGTTGCAGTCTTATACTTAGTATATTTTTTACCTGCTTCTAAAACACTCATTATCCTTCATTTATCCTTGAAACATTAATATAACTACTAACAGATGGTGAACTACCATCTGGAGCATTACCTATTCCTTTACCATAAAAAAAGCCAGTTATTCTATAACTACGTCCTGCTGTAAAAGTTACCTGTTCTTGTCTAAGTTTAGGAGTTAAATGAAAACCAGAACTTCCAGTCATTTCCCCAGTAGCCATATTAAAAAAACTACTAGAATGATCTGTACTTACAGCACTACTGTTTGTACTTTCTGTTATGTTTACTGCAAATCCTGATCTACTACTACTACCAGTGCTACCAGAAGTTTGCATCATAACAGTCACTACATAAGTACCAGTTTCTTTAATAGTAGTCCCGAATATATCTAAAGATATTTGCCCAGAAGAAGATCCTCCCATATAGGTAGTTCCTGTAGGGAAACCGAACTTATCTGTAGTTACAAAAAGGTGATTAGGCGATGAACTAGTAAAAACACTCATATTACTACTAGACTGGGTATAAGATTGATTAAGATTATCAACCGATGCTATTCTTCCAAGCTGACTTGGCCCAATGTGGTCAATTACAATACCATTACTTCTAATTTTTAAAGTCGCATTAGTACCAGAGCCATTGACTTCAATTGTGGCATTCTCAGTATCGCTCCCAGTTTGTACAAAATTTAATCTATCTAAAGTAACAGTATTTGCAGTTATCTCAGTACCACTTAAAGTACCAGTCATAACACTAGCAAAAGTAGCAAAACTCCCTGTTAATTTATCTACAGCTAAAGATCCTATTTTTGCACTTGCAATAGAAGCATCTTTAATACGAGCTGTATCTATATAAACAACTCCACTATCAATAATAAAAGGCGCTACAGCAGCTGACCCACTCCATATTGCAAATTTATCTGCTTGGAATTGCACAAAAGATTGAGCCCCTGACCCATTACTTGCGTTTGATCCTATAACCATACCTGCCGCAGATTTACTGCCATTGGATTCAGTTGCAACTTGCAATACAAACATTGCATTGAGATCCCCAGTATGGCTTGCAGTAGTCGTATTTAAAGTGCTTATAGAACTAGTATTAGTTCCCACCGTGCTAGTAAGATTTGTCAAAGAAGTAGCAGTAGCACTTTGTGCATTAGTAACAGTAACAATATCTGACTGAGCAGTAGCCATCGCAGCAGTTAAAGTACTACCAGTAAAACTAGTGCTACCAAAAAGATTAACTAATGTCGCATCACGTCCCGCTACCCAAGCATTGTTTGCAGTATTTCTTGTGTAAATCTGTCCATCATCTGTATCAAACCAAATATCATTTGGTTGCAAGGCATCACCGTTTGTTCTAGTACTAGGTTGACTAGAACTTTTTATAATAGTAGCTGCAGTTGTGCTAGTTGCTAATAAATTATATCCAGGTAAGTCAGCTAAAGTTTGACTTAAACTAGTCATAACTGCTGCTATATCTTCAGCAGTTGTAGCATTTACAGAATTTGCAAAGGGGCCTCTTATATCTGAAGTAGATACGAATCTAACCCAATAATAAAAAGTTTGATCATAATCTGCAGAGTCTGACCAAACATTAGCCGTTGTTGTATCTGCTAAAACAGCGGCACTTACATCGTTACTTGTACCTCTATATATCTCTGCAAATGCAAAATTACTAAACTGTGGAGCGTCCCAAGACACTACTACACTTGTAAAAGCTGCAGATGCAGCAACTCCAGTAGGTACAGGTGGTATTGTAGTATCGACCACGGTTCGTGGTTTAAAGTCCACGACCCCCGTTCCAGCATTGGGGTTAAAAGGATTGTCTAAAAGTTCTTCAGCTAAACCAGAATCAATAAGTTCTCTTAGAGTTATTGCTCTATCTCTTGGATCTCCCCTACGTCCTAGTCTAATTTCTACGGCCTCTTGTATAGAAACCATATAATTTTTTAGTTGTGGGTCTACACTACTAGGTACGGTGTATATAGACGGTACTTTTGTTCCCGACGTAGACATTACACAGCCCTTAATTCATCCATAGACTCTGCAATACAAATTTCATTAATTGTATGTGCACCCTCTACCTGGATAGAGTATGTTTTGTAAATACCAGCAGGTAGCCTAAGAATGGGCTCAGGTATAGTAGTAGCACTAAAACTTGGAGTTTGACCACTTACACTAAAAGAACTACCAGAAGCTGTAATAATTGCTTGGTAATACAAACTACCATCTCCGAATACTTTTACTGTAATGCCATTCCCACTATAGGCTTCCGCTTCTACTTTTACAAAAGCCATTTTAGTTGGCTTACTAGTTACAAATTCTTTTGTTTTAAATGTAAGTGATTCATTTGTAGTACTACCTTGAAACTCTTTTACATTACTACCTTCAATTACATACAGTTCATTTGTATCAGGGTCTGTGTGTCCACCTTTTGTACTTGTAGAAGAAGTTTGTGTAAGTGTTGTAAAAGCATTTTTACCACCCCTAGGATCAAACATAAATCCACCAAAATTAGAGCCACTGGCGTAATATCCTACATACTTACCTTGCCATAAAAACCCTTGTATTGTGGATGGATAAAAGTCTGCTTGCCATTGTTCTGGGGTAATTAAACCTTCTGTAATAACCCTTACATCAGTACCAGCTGCAGCAACTAATCCATCTGGAGAGGCATATATTACAAACGGGCCCATATCAACCATAGATCGTTTATTCAAACACGCCTGAGCAGCTTCAATACGTATAGCAGTCATAGACTGAGGATCTACTCCTTGTATAAAATATGGATTACCTTCTGTACCTAC